GACGAAAGGAATTTCCATTATTGCCTCAGTGTCATTAGCCACGTCAATATCAATACGTGGCTGCTGAGTCAACAACTGAAGGCAATAGAGCGACGTGAACTTTCGCTCAGGTTGCATCTCTGATGACTCCGGCAGGTACGACAAAATAAGTCGCCCTTGCTGAAATCTTTGTCCATTAAGTTGAACACGAATGACCATCTTGGCTCGAAAGCCATAAAAGCCCCTCATCTTCTCCTTGTAAGAACTCTTAGAAATGCAACTTGACGGCATGGGCATACTAACTAGCTGGGAACCCACAGAACTTGTAACAGAGTAGGTACCCGTCCAGCATAACACTGGCCGCCTAAGAAATCCCTTAAGGTCATGAGCGCGCTGATCCATAGTAGAACTGCGCAACCCTGCCCCAATATTTACATAATTAGAAATAGTAGCCCTTTCGGGTTCCAAATCCTGGTGGAAGGTAGTAAGAGCCTCCCTCTCTACATTGGCCTCAGTTAATGGTTGGGCCTGACCATCGTTATTATTATTATTCGCAGGTCGGGGTATATAGCGAAAGACTGACCTAGATCTTCGCCAACCGTCAGGTGCACTGGGTATTGGCGGGACTGCCACCGGGGGACCCTGTGCGGTAAACTTAAATAAGTACACCCATAACAAAAATAGCAATACCAAGACATTAAACCTGACGGATAATTTATCCTGTCCTGGCAAGGTCACATTCTTGCTCAATAGTAATTCTCGAGCTGCGCAACCATCTTCAGAAGCGCAACACGATTCACCACGGGTGGTTGGTAATTCAATCTTGCCCGGGCGCCAGCCAACCATCTTGGCGCCCAGATCTGAAAATCCTCCGGCGAGTGCATTGACAACTCCATAATAGAGTTGTTCACATTCGTCTTTGTAATTTCCAGAGAATCCGCACCTTTCTTGGTAAAATACAACATGTCCAATATAGAAGTCATGGACAACGGGGCCACATAACGCCCCAAAATGGGCTCAAAACGAAAACCTCGCTTCAGGAAGGTTAATTCTTTCACCTTCCTATATAAAACGATAGCTTCAGTCTTGAACTCATCTGTGTAATCAAAACCAAGATCGGCCATAGCCCTGCCCAAAGTCTCATAATTATAGAAGCTTAGGCAGTCATCAGCCACATTGCACATACTATCATCACCATACCCAATGAAATAGACCTTCTCAGAAAACTGAGAAAGGCCCTTAATTCCAAGAGGGTGTAGCTTAATCCAGCACATGATATGCAGTTGCTTATTCAGCAACGAATTGATAATGGCAGTCAAGAAATGACCACTCGGAAGGCTCTTAAGCCACTGATATAGCGTACTTCCACACAAATGTATGGAATTCACCAAGTCAGCGAACAAAACCCGCCGAATC